ATTTTTAAATTTATTTAATTAATATAAGGAAAGTAATTATGCCAGTATTCGTACCATTAATAGCAGCAGCAGCACCCGTAGTAGCCAGATACATTGCTAAAAAAGGAATAGGCGCAGCAATTAAGAAGTTCACAAAGAAGGCTGTTAACGAGGGTAAGAAACACGCAGACGATGTGTTCAAAAAGAATGGAGGAAAGACTGCGGAGAAGGCTGCAAACATTAAAAAGATGCGGCCCGTACAGAACGCTAGTACTAACAATAGAATTACTATGCGTAGAGCAGGTGCTACTGGAATTGGAATAGGTACAGCAGGTACTGCCCTTTCCATGAAAGGTGATAAGGCTAAACCTAAACCATCTAGCACGACAACTAAAGGTAAGTCAGAGAATCCAAGGAATAAAGTTAATAAAGGTATGCCTAAAGCTTCAGCATCCAAACAGGTTAACCCTAAAGACTTTCCTACATATAAGAAGGATACTAAGTCAGCAGGTTCTTTCCGAGCAGCTACTACAGCAGCTAAGAAAGCAGGTAAGAAAACATTTACTTGGGAAGGCCGTAAGTACAGCACCAAAGAGAAGTAAACTCCACCCAAAGAAAAGCCCCATTGCCATCACTAGCTTTGGGGCTTTTTAATGCCTACTCCTTAGGCGGTGTCCATCCTTGCTCTATTAAAGCTGCTCTGACTGCCTTGTCTTCTAGCTCTACTATCTTACTACTTAAGGCTTCCTCTATACCATTCATCGTGACACCTGATACCAACTCTAGTGAACCATGATCTTGGTTGAGTGTAGGTCTAACATAAACCTCACCTCTGAACACCCCTGTCTCTTCTGTCATAGTGACAACTCCTTGACAGTACAGTAGTGCATTGCAATACCTGTGCCACTAAATGATTTCACATGCACCTCCTGCACATGCTGCCTCACCTGATAGGTCAGTCTCGTCCTCTGCCTCTATCACCTTGGTCAAGTCAATCTCGTTAAGGCTACTCTCCAACATGTTGAATCGTTCCTCAGTAATATCCTCAAAGGGTGCTTGTGTGTAAGTACCTCCGTTGTATGGTAGTACAGCAATGCCATTGAAGGTGTTACGATTCTTCCACATCCACTCACCTACGTCAGGCCATTCATCATCCTTAACAGAGATAGTGCAGCTTACGTTGTGTGAGTTCTGACCTTCTCTATGCCCTGTCTGAACCCAATCCGTGTTGAATAGACGTACACGTTCCAGTAGATCCAAAGCATTCTCTGTGCGTAGTATAGAGCCTTCTGGAGCCTTCTGTGGTATCTCTACTACAGCCTGTTGCTCAGGGTTAAAGTACTCGTCCTCTATCAACTCAGGGTGGTGCTTGGCTAGGTGCTGGTAGAGTGCTTCATTCTTTCCTAGTCTCTGCCTACGAATGTAATAATCATTATGCCAAGCATGGATGCCACTACTTGTACCAAGTACGCAACTAGAGGTGCCTGATGGTTTGACAGTAGTACACCTAGCACTGACATTAATATTAAGAAGACCAGCAACACGCTCATTCTCTTCTTTAACAATCTCAGCCGCTTCAGCGAGGTCATAGGATAGTATAACGCCAGAGCCAATTCCAGTTTGACCGACTCCAATAAGTGCGTCACGCTCTGTGGCTTCTTTCCATACATCACGGAGATAGTGGAAGTCAGTGTAGCCAGCTTGGAGCGTACCGATAAGAGCAGCCGCTTTGGATCTTTCATTCAAGTCCTCCTGTGAGGTTATGTCACTTACGTTTAACTCAACTAAATTGCAGAATTGATATGGACGTAACCCGATTTCGCAACATGGATTCGTCCCCCAATCTTTATCATTACTGAAGTAGACACCAGGCTCTCCAGATCCACTGGCTTCAACACGCTCCCACAACTTAAGGAAATCATCCTTAGTAGCACGATGCCGTAGGATAACAGCACTGTTGTTAGCACGACCACGCTGAGGGTTGTCTATGTACCACTCACCTGCCTTACATGCCATCATATCCAGATCATCCATACTGAACAGGGAGATCAATGCTGCCCTACGAATACCACCAGCCAGTACTGCATCTGCAATGTAGCACATAAGATCATGCACTTCTATTGTGGATAGGTTACGGCCTAGTGCATTGTCTAGCACCTTAGTCAGTTGATGAATGCAATCCTTCAATGGCTGAGGGCCAGGTGCCTTACCACCAGAGGTAATCAACATAGCACCCTTGGGGCGTATGTCACGATAGTCAAAGTCTACCTGCATCTGTCCATGAAAGTAAGACTCCATCAGTACCTTCACTGCATCTGCCCAACCTTCAATGTTGTCAGACACTAGGAACCTACGCTTACGTTTCTTAGGGCCACGTACTTCTGGTAGCTGAGTAACATGGTGACGCTGTACTGAATAGCCTACGCCTGTGCCACCTAGTAGTAAGAACATAGTCTCACTGAAGGCTTCCACCTCACTCACTGGCAGGTAAGCACAGTTAAAGATTCGGTTGGGTGCTAACTCTATAGGTGCGCCACCAAACTGCAGTGAACGCATAGAGGGTAGAACTTTCTTCTCATACACAAACTTGTAAGCAGATTCAATATCATCCACCATGTGTGGGTACTTACGCTTGTGCATGTCTTTGTTACGGGTTACTAACTCTTCCCATGTCTCACGCCTTTGCATTGAGGGGATATACTTTGCATACTTAGAGAAGACTGTTATGTCGCTAAGTATCTTGTTTGATGTTTCCATTTGATGTCCTGTTAAATTATAGGGTCGTACAGTTATACTGATTTAGATTCAAATGTCAAGAACTTTATCCCCAAATCATAGTGTAAATAAATAGACCTAGCATAACTACTATCATTACATATTCCACTATGCGGATACCTCATTAAAGTTCTTCATAAAGTGATGCATCTTACTCTCGTATGTATAGGCAAACTTGTTCTCTTCAAGCCAATCCTCCATACATCTACGTGTCCCATTCTTACGCTTCTGTGCGCCAGGTAGTGCTACATTAGCGGAGTGTAGTACAAATACGATAACTGCAAGGGGGTTAGACCTCCGCACATGGATGTACTTATCCATCTCATGCCGTGTTCTAAACCTACCCTTAACTTCAAACCAGACGTTACCCATCACCCCATCGGGTGTGTACTTTCTATTCTCTACTACCTCGTATGCTACCTTGATTGGCTCATAGTCTATGTCCTTCATAGGCCCATCGGAAAACAACCTAAACTCTAACCATGATCGGTAGGGCTTAGGCTGGTCACGATTCATTGCGAGGTACTCAGTCCATGATTGGTAAGGCTCTGGTGGCGTAACCTTACAATCAAGGCCGCAGGTTTTACCTAAGATACTGGGCGTTACCTTGCGGTGCTTTGGCTTCTTTGCTTTCTTAACAGGGTATCTCATGAGAGGTTATCCAGTAGCTTATTAATATACCAACGGCACTTCTCTAAGTTGGTACGTGCATCCTGCTTCCTGTTAGCCCTCCATGTGTACTTGATTGCGTTGCCCTTACAGAACCCTTGAAACTCTTCTGCACTTAATGCTGACTGTATAGCATCAATGCATTCTATTGTACCCTCCCCTTCTGACTTGTAATGGTTGGGATGATTAACTATATCTTCTAGCGCATCATCAAGGCTATTCACATCCAATGTAGGTGTGTGTAGAACATCCATATTAACATTCCCCCTCACATTTAGTATTGAAGTCCAGTGTTATTACGTTGCCTTCCCTCCCTACTATCTTGTTTGTCCTAAGTTCTGGTTCTTCCTCTCCAAAACCTAACTCTTCAACCATATCCATAGTATAGTCTTCTAAGGCTGCATCAAAGTCTTCATTGTCTTGACAGAACTGAACCATTGCTGACATTTTATATGCTAGAAACATTAGCTGTGCATGAGTTTCATCATCCACTTTAGGCATTAAGTTACTGAACACAGAGACTTGAACATCCCCAACCCATTTGTCCTCTTCTGAAAGAACAGGCCGTAATATTACACCGAAGTCGTTCTCTTCCATGTCAATCATGCTGCTTCCTCTACTATGTGTATGTAGTTAACCATTGCAGGAACCTTAGCCTTTGATGGTATGGATGGTAATTCTACTAGAGTATCCCAACACTTGTACTTGTGTTGACAGAAGCCACACTCAATACCTAGCTTGAGGTTACCTGTCTCTGCCTTGCGGAATGTTTCTTTGATAGGCTCATAACATCTTTCAAAAGAATCTCCATCTACTATACGATTAGCCTTGACCTCTAGCTTATCTAACTCAGCT